GATTCTTTCTTTTTTCTAATGCCTCAAATGCTTCATCTCCTAAATACTTTTGAAGTCTCAAAGTGTATTCAATATAATTACCATTTTTAGCCACATTACAACCATAGCAACCAGGATAACAGTTTTCTTCATCCCACCTTGTAGATAAATGAGTTCTACCCCAAAAATGAGCGTTCTGCATCTTTTTATAAGGATAAATCCTATCACAAGTAAAACACTTTACATTCAAATCTTCATCAGCATATTTAAGCCTTATGTAAATAGAGAAGATAGTATCTAATTTCTTTTTAAGAACGGTTGTACTCATAGCTTTTCTAATTCTTCTAAAATATCTTCTTGCTCTTGTAATTGCTTTACTGTGCTTCTTGAAATAATATCGTATGTTTTTTGTTCGTAATTAAGACTATTAATTAAGATTTGCATAGTGTTTTTCGTTGATATTATTGCACATTTTTTAGCCAATTCTTCTTCTGTTTTATATTCATCTGAAACATCCAAAGTGTAATAAAACTTATTAAATAAGTCTAATGCTTTTTCTCTTTTGTTCATTTCCTTAAGATTTTATTATAAGATAATTCAAATACTACTCCCCAAATAATGCAGAATAAAAATACATCTAACATTCCAAAAATAGGTTTGTAAAAGATAATAGCCAAAGATACAAAAGCTAACATTAAAGCCTTAAATAAATGCCAAGCATCGGTTAAAAAGACTAACCAAGTAGAAGATAAAAAGAATCGTTCTCCGTTTAAGATACTACCGTTTTTCCATTTGTTCTTCCAGCTTAGTCTCCAATCCCAAAACTTCTCATTCTTAAAGTCTCTAAAGATTGATATATCGTACCTGGTACTTAATACATCCATTACTGCATTAGAAAATGCTGCTAATATTACAAAGATTATACTCATATTTTATTTTTTAAGCTCATTATTGCACCCTATTGGGATTAAAAGTGAGCTACAAAGTTATTTTATACCCTATCGGTGTTATCTGTTCACGATTCTTGAACACTCAATTTTAATGAACACTTATTCCACCATAAACCTAAAAATGGATATTATTTTCCAAAATGTTCTTTATAGTATTTTTCTTTCATTTGTATAGACACCCATCCATCTTTGTGCTGACCTTTACCATCATTAGCCCCACCTTTAGCACCATCACTATAAGCATCTATTATCTGTTGCTTCTCCATTTCTTTGGCTTGTCTTATTAACCCAAGAATTTCAATAAATGTCATATCAGATTGTATTTTATCTTCTATCCATTCTACTGCTGTTTCTCCCATTTTATTTGTTGATTAAAGGTTTTCTATTTCTTTTTTAACTTCTATAAAATATTTTTTAAATACATCCCATCCATATTGGCTTGATGACCAACCATCATTATCTAACATTTCATTAACTGCTATTAATGCACATTCTTTAGCTTGTTCCCACGCTTTATATTTTACACCTATTCCATAAGGCTCATCTATAAAAGCCTCATATGGTGTAGTTTGGTAGAATTTATCTACTAATTCTTTTGCTTTTTCTTTTGGTGTCATTTTGTTTGTTGTTTAAGTTATATAATTTGTTAATTGTTTTTTTGCTGCTTGTTAAATGTTTGCATAAATTTTTAGTAAAGTTTCATTCACTTTGTCCAGTTAATTCGTTAAAAAACAAGACATTACAACCTTTGTAAATATTGAAGGTGTTAAATCTTATTGATTCCACCTATACATTTTTTACAAGTCATCTACCCTTGCTACACCCGTTAATTGTGGAGTAAGTTTGATTAATTCTAACAACTCTTGCTTGTGCATTTCTTTGGCTTGTTCAAAATATCTAATACGCCATTTATCTGCTTTTAATGATGATATTTTATCTCTGTTTCTTAACCAGGTAATATAGTTGTATTTTTCAACTAACCACTCAATACTGCTTTGTTTATTGCTCATCTTTTTATGGTTTATAAATCATCAATTAATTCCAGCGTTTTAATTATTTGGCTCATTTCTGCTATAATTATTTCCGCTTCGTGCCTCAAAGTTAATAACTCATTTCGTAAAAGCAAATTCTCGCCTTGCAAATCAGTCAAAAGTACAAAAGCCAAATTAAGCGTTTCTAAGGCATTCAAATTATCTTGGTATGTCTTACTATCAATTTTAGTTTTATTTGCCTCTAATAGCTTTATTTGCATCACACAGAGTAAATCTGCTATCTTGTACAAGGTTGATTGCCTAAAATCAGTCTTTGGAATCCTTTTATCAAGGTCAGCCTGTAAAACGGCTTTTAATGTATCACTTAACTCGGGTAACTTTTTCATCTGATAATATAAATTTCTTGTCTTGCGCTGGATTAATTAGACTTATGATTTCTCTTAAAGCATCCACATAATACTGCGAAGATAGCTTATGAATTGGTAACTGTTCAAATAATTCTAAACTAAAAAGCCTGGCTTCTGAATATTTAGCAAATTCTTGTAGTGTCATTTTAAAATAATTTAGTTTGGTTAATTTCTCTCATTTCATTTATAGGTAATAGCAAATCTTCAAATCCTATTATACTTTCTCCAATATACTCGTGTGAATATGATATTCTTGTAAGTCTATTTTTATATTTTAATGTATCAAAAGAAGAAGCAGGTTTACCTTTACCGTTATTAGAAGTTCCTCTCCATTTATCTGATTTATTAAAATATTCCCCAAGTGCAGGATTTGCAGTTTTTATAAATATTCTATTACCTTTATTTTTATAAATTTGCCCAATAAAAGAAGATAATTTGCTTCCTAAACCTAATCCTTGATAATCAGGCAATATAACAATTCTTGAAATAGCCATAGCTTCACCCATACCTTTTCTTGGAGTATTTAAAACACAACATATTCCAATAGGTTTTTCATTCCATTCAAATAATATACACTGCGCTGATTTGTTTAAATCTTCTGTTAAATAGTGATGTTTTTTGAAGAAGTCCCAAGTTTCAGGTTCGACCCTACTAATTTGTAATTTAATTTGTGGTCTACCTTGCCGAAGATAATCACACCTTTCGAGTGCGCCTCCTTTTTGAGGTGAACAAGTCCAATCAGGCATTAACCATTCTAAAATATCATAATGACAGCTTGCAAGAATTATTCTTTTATTTTCTCTTCTAATATATTTTTGTAAAGCAAAACTCATAGCTTTAGCCACATCCCTATCAACTACTGAAGTATATTCATCAACTAAAATTACTTCCCCTTGTTTTGCAGAAGATACTAAATAAGCTAAAGTTGCTCTGTATTGCTCTCCATTACTTAAAGTATGAAATGGTCTTAACCAAGTTGGTACTGATGATAACCCCATAGAAGTTAATACAAACGAAGCATCTTTAGGTTCTAACCAATTAAAATTACTTATTAAAGGTTTATTAGAATCAAATAATACTTTTTTTACTTCTCCAATCTTTTTTAAAATAGTAGTTTTACCACTTCCGCTTCCGCCTAAAATAACTCCAATATTCCAATTAAAGTTTTTAGCTTCGCCTAAATTCATAGGAATAGTTACGCTTGTTTCTTCTTTGTTTTGAATATCAAATGCTTCATAAACATACTCTGTATATTTATCGTTAATAATAGCTGATTTAAGTTCAATTTTCATAATTTTGGTTTTGGTTTTTAAAAAGGTAATTGTTTTGGTTCTTCAAATGTAACATAATTTCCTGCATAACTCTTAATTCCGTTTATTTCTTCATAATAGCGGTTTTTCCATCTATCAAAGAACAAAGTTGCCTCTCCTACTTCTCCAACTCCTTTTGGCTTAGTCTTTTGTACAATAATCTTCACTTCATTGCCTTGATAAGGGTTTCCATCTTTAGAAACTCCAAAAGGTGGTCTCCATACGCAAATCATTTGCTCTCCCTTCCTAAAAGATGTTTCTCCTCCATCAATGTATCGAGGGTCAGCAGGTGGATAGTATTTGATTCCTGTTTGTTCATCTACTACCTTAACTCCAGCTTCTCTTGCTATGTGCATAATTATTGTATGGTGGTAATTGTATTCTCTTGCATACATTCTAATTTTACCTAATACTCTTGCCATATACATATCTCTTTGCTCACCTTGTAATTCGTGCTTGACTTCGTTAAAAGGGTCGGTAGTAACCGTATCAAATTTAACTCCGTATTTCTCAACCGCATCGTGAAAGTCATCTAAAGTTATATCTTTTACTCCTAAATCCATAATGTAAAAATATTGACTAACCTCTAATCCATACCTGTACATCTCTTGT